GTCGAACAACCCGCCAACCTGGCCCTTTGCGGCTTCGATCCGCAACTGGGCCGCCTCGGTCTCGCTCGCCTTCGCCCGCTTCTCCAACTCTTCTCGGGTCTTGTCGAAACCCTCTTCGGTGCGCTTGCGGTGGGCGTATTCCCCCGCAACGGCACGCCGTGTCTCGGTCTCGACGTAGCCCTTGACTGCCGGGTCGCTGGTGATGACTTCCACTCCGAACAGATCGGATGGCTTGACGTTTTCCGCCTTGAGGAACGACTTTACGTCCTCAATCGTGATGTCCATTAAATCGTCTCCTATGTTCTTATTTTTTGCGAATGCCTGGAGTTGACCGAGGAGAGTGGCCCCCTCGAACCCCGGCGTTTCGATTGCTGAATTGCCTAACGCGATTCCCGTGACCTTGCTGACATCGGCGACGAACAGCCCGCTCTTCGTGTCCTGCTCCAAGTCAACGTCCGCCTCGATGGAGGCAACGTCGAGTGGGAGATGGCGGTAGTCCGGGTAGATGTAGCAGGCGACGACGGACGATAGGCGCGTGCCGATCTGCATCGCCTTCTTGCCGACGACCTCGCCGATGGCCTGCCTGCCCGCCGCCTCGTTCGTGCCGCTCGCGTGCCCGTGGAAGAGTTGGAGCCCTGCGGCGATCTTCTCGTGAAGTTTCTCGATGGCGTTCCGATACCAACGCTTGACGATGTTGCCCACGCCGAGCATGACCCCGCGAGCCTCGCCCTCGTGGCCCACGACGAACGCCTTGAACACGGGGCGCGGATCGGTGAGCTTGATCTCGCGCAGGCGTGCGGGCGGGATCATCTGGGCGATCTCGTTCGACGCCATGCATCGGAGTCGGGCTTGGATACGCATGAGAACCTCCGCTAAACTTGATCAGGCAAGGGGCACCAGTCTGGGATGCCCTCGGGGCCAAGCGGGTTTGTCCCCGCGTCGAATGGATGTCCGTTCATCATTCCGCATCCGGTATATATCCTTGTCCTCCCGGACGGCATCCGGTCATCATCGTTGATGGTCAACCCGGCATTCAACTGATACCGGGCATATCCACACGCCCGACAATGACTGATGGGGCAGAGTTTGAAACGCTCTTCGCTCATTTGGCCTTCTTGGGCCTGCCGCCCTTCTTCTTGACAACCTCGGCCACCTGCGCGTTGAGAGTGGCGGCGGGGATGGCGTTTTCCATCACCCGGTAAGTCTCATCATCCCTCGCTCGTATGGCCGCTCCGGCGCCATCCGCCACAATATCCATCTTGGATCTCTTCGCCCTGATCGCATCGCGCTCCGCCGCGACCACGGCCCGTTTCTTCATCGCCGCGATATCGCCCAACTGCGATGTCGTGATCGGCCCGCCCGGTTTACGTTTCGGGTTCATTTCCTTGTAGCGGTTCCTGTCAAAGTCGAACACCTTGGGTTTGACCTGATCCGCTAGGATGTGCCGGAGCTTCATCGGCGCGGCAACACCCTTCGGCTTTGTCGTGTTTGCAAAAATCATGTCAACTCCTCGAATCAGATATGCCGGAATGGCGACCCGGCCCTGCGATGCGGAGCGTGTCCAGCCCTTGCGCTCCTCGCTCGCATGACCAGGCCAACCGTATGGCCGCAACCTGTGCATTTAGCGCACGTCGCCCACCCCTTGCGCTTGAACGGGCAGGGGCATGGCTTCACGAACATGGCAGACGCGCATCGAGGGCATACCGTCTCGGAGATGGTCAGGCCCAAGTCGTTCGTCGCCGTGTTGATCACTCCGCCGCCCCCTTCGCCTTGGCCTTGATGTCAACCTCGGTCTTGAACTTCTCCATATCGAGCTCAGCCTGTTCCGCTTCCTTCGCCTCCCGCTCCTCGCGCAACTCCGCTTCCTTCTCCTGGTCAACGCCAGGTATCTGACTCGCAACGTGTTCGTTCGAGATGATGCCACCAAGCGCCGCCGGTATGAGCACGTTCTGGATGTTCGCCCATTGGTCCTGCGTCACGAGCGGGATCTCGATGCCTATCTTCGAGGGATCGAGCTTCCCGCCCTCGGTCGACTTCTGCGCGCCGCCCGACTTCTCGTTGTAGAACTTCATCGCCTTTTCAAGCAGTTCCTCGAACGCGCCGATCCATATCTCGCGTTCGCGCGTGGTCGCGGCCATGACGAGCTCTCGCGTGTTGTCGCCCGTGGCGCGATTCTTCAAGAGGTCGAGCAATCCGAGGTAGTGAATGGGGATGCCCGTCGTGCCGCTTATCATCTTGACGTTGAGTTCTATCTCGGAGATGATGTTCGTCACCCCCGCCGGGTCAGCCGAAACCATCGTGAACTCAGCAGTCGAGGCAAAGGCTTTCCCAATCTTCCAGTTCACACCGGGAGCCTGTAACTGGGTAAGTAGGGCGGCCGCCTGTTGGGGCGTCTCGCACTTGAAGTGCGGGGTGGGCGAGGCATAGAGGTGATTGATCTCCCGCAGGTCGCGCAATGCCCTGTCCAGCCGGTCGATCTGCGTCAAGCACTTCATGATCTTCGGCTGTGCGTCATTGGCGTCGTTGAGCCGTCCGCCGAACTTCTTGTAGACGAACTCAGCCTCGGGGACTTTCCCCGCCGGGAGTAGCCGCGATACGTTATTGACCGTCACCGTAACGGCAGGCCAGGTCAGTTGCTTGTACCAGAGATAATCATCGGGGTCGACATCGACAACGTACTTCTTCGAGAGCCAGGAGATGAAACGCACGGACACCATGCCGGGATAGTCCGTCTCTCCGTACTTGATCGGGTCCTCGGGCGTGGCCGGGTCCCAGAACAGGCGCAGGGCGATCTTGCCCTCGATCTCCGACTCCTTGACGATCTCCTGCGCCATCTCCGCATCGAGCGCGTTGTAGGCGAGGAAATGCTCGGCCCAATCCAACTCCGCCTGCGCCTCTTCCTTCGTCTCCGTGCGATGGACGACCTTGAGCCCTTCGCCCAGGATGAACGCCGCGCGCAGGTCGACGACAGCGCCCGTCTGGAGGCATCCCCACTCGGACGTGCCGCTATACTTCTCGGATATCGCCAGAACACCCTCGGCATAGTCGCGGTAGTCGTTCCCGACGTAGGCATTCTCTACGGCATCGAGCGTGAGGATGTCCTTGCGGAGCAGTTCCTGGACGTGGTAGAGTTCCTGGACCCTGCCCTCTAACTTACTGACTGTTTGGACATGTCGTTCGGCGGCGTCTCTCTGGGCCAGTCTCGTCGCCTCGAGCTCGTGCTTGGTCCTCTCGAACTCCTGGATTCTCGCCTGCGCCTTGGTATTGAATATACCCATCTCTCGTCCTAGTCTGTCCATGTATCATCGAAGACATAGATGAGCATGGCTATGATAATCATAATCCCCAATGGGATATTAGACAGCAACCCCTGTCCCCAGCCCGGCCTGATGGGAGGTTTGTCTGCCCCAGCGCAAAAAGCCAGCCCCCACCCAATAAGGTTTAACGCGACTGCCGCCAATAACCCCCCGATAACACTCCTAAGCCCATTTTTTTTCATTTCCTCTCTCCTCATTTCCCCCTAATCGGGATACACGCTCTTGAGTGTCATGCCGATGTATGTCGCCGCCGCCTTGATGTGCGAGAATATCGCGTACCGGATCGCGTCGAGCGCATGGTCATTGAACTTCACGGGCTCGGGTAGCGGGTCATCGTTCTTGTCCACTTTCCATTTGTAGGTCGAGAGTTCCTTGATGATGTTGGATGACCCCGCAAGCACGAATATCTTCTGCGAGCGTAGGAAGTCGATGCCTGAGCGCACGCTGTCCGCGCCCTTGGGGGCCGGCAGGACGTTGAAGCCCATGCTGTTTATCTCGTCGATTGACTTCGGCTCCGCGCTGTCCGCGTAGACGTAATCGAGCGGGCGCACGCTGAGGTTCCTCATCTTCATCCCGAGGTCTTGATTCGTGAGTTTGTTTTCGTAGACCAACTCCTCGACATAGAACTCGTCAGCCTTGCGGTGGATGCGGATGAGCGCAGAGGGGTTGACCGAATAGCCGAAGTCGAGGCCGTAGATGATCTCGTCGCACGTGGCCGGCAGGGGCCGGTCAGTCCGC